ACAGCGTTACTCATGCGGCCCTCACTGCAATGTCGCTACTTGGGCAACGAAGCGTTGGATGAACGCTCCGGCACGAGTATCTTGAGTGGTCTCGTCGTCGCGGAGCTGCATCATGCCAACGATGTAATAGAGCAGCGCCCCTCGATATCTGTAATCGACAGAAACCGCAGTTGAGGTGGAGCCGGAGGAATAAGCAGGAACCGCGCTGGATCTCATCGCTTTGAAAAACAGATCGGGGCGCAGCCTGACCATCTCCTGAACACCCATGTTGAGGGCGTCAACAATGTCAGCGGAGGGATATCGATAGGGATCGATCTCGTCGAGAAGGAGGCGACGAGCGGACGCGATGTAATCACTAACGGTGTCTAGCGCCATCTACACGCCTCCAAATTAGCGCCCATCGCCCGATTTCTTCTCGCCACGGCGGGGGGTGCCAGTGGTCGGGGGGCAGGACGGCCCTAAAATTGCCCCTCGGCGGGAGGGTCGAGGGGCAATAGGATTAGGCCTTGGTGACGATGGCCTGAGACAGCGCGATGCCGTCCACGACCTTGTAACCGTAGATCTGCAAGCCACGGAGGATGTTGGAGAACGAACGCTCAGAGCGGATCGTCTCAACCTTCGTGAACTGCGAAGCGAATGTCAGTCCGTGGGCATGGCCCGCGTACATGGCGTATTCGCCAGAAGCCAGACCACCAGTGGTGCCAGCGGGGAGCAGGTTGGACGTGTAGATCGTGAAACGATCAACCATGCCGACCTTGCCGTTACGCAGGGGGGTGATGCTATCGCCCGACAGGTAAGCCTGACGGAGTTCAGAACGCTTAACGAGGTTCGCAGCCCAGACGGGCATAACGAGCCAGCGGCCATCCTCGGGGATGTTCTGTTCGTCAAGGGTCTGGCCCAGACGCAGGATAGCGTCGAGAACTTCAACAGCGCCGCCAGTGGTGCCATTGGCCGAAAGGGCCAGCGGAGTGCCAGTGACGCCAAGGTTGATGTTGCCGGAGATCTGTCCAGCGGTCGTGCCACGGTTCTTTACATTGGCCCCGCCAAGGATGCCCTTGAGCACTTCGGTATCAACCGTGATCTTGAACTGCTGGCTGGCATCGTCAGCCCACATCGACATGATGTTGAGGTCCGACTGAATGTCCATCACGTCATCGAGGGCGAGCGAGAAATACTTACCCTGATCGATAGCCAGTTCCAGCACGTTGCCGGTGGGGCGGTCAATCGCCAGATCGCCATCCACCTTATAGTCACGGATGGTGACTGTGGGCTTCGTGCGGATCTTGATGGTATCACCCTGATTGCGGATCTCACCTTCGTAGTCGGTGTTCGAGATCGCGCTCAGAACGGTGTTGTTGTAGAACTTCTCGACCAGCTTGCCCGACCAAATGGCGGGAATGAAACCGGTTGATGCAAAGTTAGAAGCTGTCGAGCCAGCAGGCCAGAGAGCAGGAGTAGTACCAGAGGTTGCAACAGGAAATGCCATTGATTTGGCTCCATTTCAAAGTTTACCCGATACGCCCCTCACGTTGAGCATCGAAGATCTGTGCTTCGAGCTTCGCTTTATCCGCCTCGCGTCCCCGGAATTTGCCGGAATTAACGTCGGCGTAAAAACGCGTGATTTGAGCGCTTGTGAAGAAGGGCTTCTCAGCGGGGGCCGCAGCCGCCGCAGACTTGGCTCTGCCCGGAGCCGCTAGGGTCATTGGGTCCACTTTGGGGGCTATTGCGCCCTGGGGGACTTCAATATCCGCATTTGCGGGTCTCGTAGCAGCCTCTTCAGCGAGGAAGCCTTGAAAGAAGGCCGCGACACGAGGGGTATCGTTCCGCTCGTACGCTTCCATCAATAGTTTATGTCTATTAGCACCAGAATAAATATCTGGCAACTGTAGCCAGTCTATAAAGTTTTTGTCTTTGTTGAGAACCTCCCAATCAGGGATACGTTCAGTCAGTGTAGTGATCATTTTTTGGCGGGCGTCTTGCTGAACTATACCGCCAACACCTTTAAGCTGCTGCTCTAAATTCGCCATTTTTGCTTCATACTGCCTAACGATAGGCATGAGCTCTTCTTTGGCTTTTTTCCCAACGACACTTAGGAACTCTGCGCCATAATCATTTTCTTCTTCGGGCGTGATAAACCTCTCCTGAACTAGGTTTTCGCTAGGATTGGTTCGTGTTTGCGAAGTTTCGAGGTTTGAAATCACGCTCTGTAAAGATTGAATTTGTTCTGATAATTGCTGGATCTGAGATTGGGACCGGTCGAACCGCCCCTTCATGGACTTGTATCGGTGTTCCCAAGATTGATCGTCCGTTGAACTTACTTCAGAAGTAAAAGCCGGAGCTTCAGCAGCGGGAACTTCAGCACGCGGGGTTTCCGGGGCTGCTTCGCTTTCAACTTGCGTTGTTTGTTCGCCTTCAGGGGTTTCAGTTTGGTAAAAAGCTTCCGCCATATTTGATGCAGCCAAGACGGCGGCGGGAATTTTTACGCTTTCATCGCTACGCAACGTGCTCATTTACGCTTTCCTTCTATCTGGTCGGCAGTTTTCAAACACTCGCGCAACAAACGTAGAAGGGCGACAGTAGCCTGCGCGCGTCCTTGGTTTTGCGGGAGCGCCTCAAGCGGCGACGAGACGCAGTTGGAGATTTGATTATCGGTGTAAGTAGAAAGTGCCCCCAAGAACTCTTTCCAGTTCTCAGGGGCGCTGCGGGCGAGAGCTGCTGCTTTCTGGATCAGTTCACGATCATTCATCGAAAACCGAAAAGTTTTGCGAGGTGCATCTGCGCAACGCCAGAGGCGTCAGCAGGAGTGGCCTTCGCGTAGTTCTGGATTGACCGGTAATAAGGGTCGCCTTTTACAATCTTGCTCATCGCATGACGGCTTGGCAAAACCTCCTGGTCAATCTGCTTGGAAGCTTTCCCCGGTGTTTGCTGGTTCTGCATAGAAGCTCCTTAACGAGGTGTCTGAGCTTTAGACGAGCCCTTACCGGCCATGTGACCATTGCCGCCCATGGGGAACTTGCCGCCCTGCGTCTTGCCGCCCGGCGATGTCGAACCGGGAGTTTGAACAGCAACCTTCTTGCCGCCCATCTTGCCGGTGCTGCCACCCTTTGGGAAATCAATCGAATACCCTGCGCCCATGCTTTTAGATTTTGCCATCATGCTTCTCCTTACCGGGGTAACTCAGCATCCGGTTTTGGTGCTGATCACTTTCCCGCCATTTCCATATTTCGGAATGGCGCGGGAACTTTTTGGAAATAATTGTTTGAGGCTGTTAGGAAGCCCGCCCGCGTTTTGGCCCTTGCCCCTAATCTGCCCAATCTTCTGCACAGGGACTTCACCACTTTTAATCTCTGCGGGGCGAAGAGTTTTGGTCGTAACTCGCGGTGCTTTGCTCATTGCGGGCCTCCTGCGATTGATGTGCGCGGCCCTTGATTGCCGTTTACGTCTCCGCCTCTAGGAGCCTGACCCCCTTGGGCTGCTGCGCCCATTTGAGCCATTTGCATTTGCTGCGCAGCTTGCTGCTGTTTTTGAATTTCATCATCTGACGGGACAATATCGGCTCCGGGCATCCCAAGGTTTTGAGAAACTTCGCGCAAGATGCGGGCGCGGCCCTTGATACCGAGGATCTGGCTATCGATTGGGTTCGCTGTAATCTGCAAGAACTCTAGCTGGCGCGACCTTTGGGTTTCTTTTTGGACCGCAACCGCAACACCCATGACCTTGACGGTCTCGTCGCCCTCCAACATCCCTGTCGTATCAGTCAAAAGGATCATATCGAGAAGCTGGCGCAGCAAGGGATCAAGCACATCGCGGTCAATATTAGCTGCGACAGTTTGCAAGACCTTGGAGGCGTTGCCCAAAAGCATTGCAAGACCAGAAGCAGTACGCCCAGCTCCGCCCGCTGAGCTGCCCGCCAGATAGCGTGGGATAGCCGAAATGTCGTCAGCGATTTCGTTGAATTTTTGATAGACCCCAAGCAGCTCTTGGCTGTTTGAGTTTGGCTGGAAGAAGGAAACTGGCGGGGAAGCATTGTTCCCCATAGGGTCGGACTGCACATGCCACCGTTTCCACGGATACATATCCTCGCCGTCTTCATCGGGTGACAGCCGGTCATCGTTGACAACAACCTGCGGACCAGACGAGATGCTCATATTGTTGACGAGCGCGCGTAGGGAAGCATTACAGACATCTTGAATATCATTCAAAATATCTGGCAAGCCATTTCCGACTGGCGTTCCCGGCACCTTCTCAAATGAAGTGACAAAATAAGGATGCCGCTTGCGCGGGCTCGGGCTCATCTGGACCTTGATTACGTACTCACCGATCAACCATGCTTGCACAAAATAATCGCGCAATACGTCGGGAACTTGCTCTGTCTCCATTCCCCAATCAAGAAGCATTTGCCCTTGGATGTTCCCATGGAACTCCAAAATTGAAATCATTCCTGATTGATTGACCATAGGGTTTTCGCGGTTTTCATTCACCGCGCGCTCGGCATCCGACGCATCCCAATCATCATGCAGCCCGCCAGAACCATAATCTTTCAGGACGCCGCGAATTGCTTCGGTGTTGTAGCCGGGTAGATCAAGAAGATCATTGAGGTCGGCCCGCGTAACGCGGTCGCGCTCGATGACGGCGGCGTCTTCAATATCTGCAGCGCCAGGTGTCCACCATACATCGAAAGGCGAGACGCGTTTCCACATGAGGCGCGGTTTTTGCTGAATAACAGCTTGCCCATTTTTCCATTCAACGGCAGGCACAATTTTGACAAACGGCCCTTTGATGACGCCAAACGGAAACATTGGAAGGTCATTTATAAATTCGCTAAGAGCCTTGTAGAACCCACCCTCGATCAGGATCTCATCGATCTTATCTTCCGCAAGCTCAGCGCGTTGTTCGGCGCGCTTCTTCGCAGCTTGCCTTGCAGCCTATGTAATTTGCGCCATGCGGTCACGGATCGCAGTTGGGTCAGTCGGTTGGCCTGCCTGCTGCAATGAACTCAATTCAGTATTAACAAGCTGACTGATTGATTGCATAATTTCTGGCGGGATATCTGGATCAGGTGTTGGGTCAAGCCCCCAAGGGCGATCCGGCGCAAGGTACACATCGCGCAAGAGCGACGACGCGCCTCTGCATTTCATAGCGATGATGCGCGCGTAAACTTCTGACCCACCAAACTTTCTGATTTCAGCAAGTTGAGTTGGCTCGTAAACACCATTGAACACTCGCTGCGCGCGCAGCAATCGATCAGACCAACCTGCAATGGGCTGGTTGCGATGGCGTTTCATCATATCAAACTGCGTACGGATATGATTTGCCAAATTTGACATAACAGGCTGCTGCGCAGCATTTTGAGCAGCCGCTTTTTCTTCATTTGCAGCTTTAAGCGCCGCCTCTAAGCGAGCAGCGGGCACGACCCGCAGGACGCCCTGCCCAACAAATTCAGCCATCAAAAAGTCTCCACTATTGGGAGGGCTCGACCATTTACCCTATTATACAGTATAGTTGCGAGGCTTCGCAATTATAGAGTAGCTCAATGACACAATCAACTCTCCCCGCTCCCGCATTAAGCGAAACAATTCTTTTGAGGCTTGCCCGAGAACTGGGTATGGGCATACTTCCACTTGAAACTATATTAGAAGCGAGTCAAATCAATCAAAACACATGGGAAGTTATTCAAAACCATCCGCGCTTTATCCAGCTTCTTGAAAGCGAAAGTGCCCTTTGGAACAGTTCGCTGAACACTCACGAGCGAGTGAAGTTGAAATCGGCAGCGATGATCGAGGAGTGGCTCCCCGAAGCTTACTCCCGCCTAAACTCCCAAAGCGAGACGCTCAACTCCAAAATTGAACTTGGAAAACTCATCCGTGACCTCGCTGGTTTTACCAAGCAAGGGGTGGGCATGGAGGCGACCGGCGAGAAGTTTTCCGTGACGATCAATCTAGGCGCAGACAGCCAACTTAAGTTTGAAAAAACCAGTCCTAAAGTCATCGACGGTGAGGTACTGTAATGCCGACAATCAATTACGCCGCGCCGCCAACTTGCGCTCAATTCATGAAATCAAACAGTTTTGGGCGGCTAATCGCTGGGCCGGTAGGTTCTGGAAAAACAACAGCTTGTCTGTTTGAGCTATTCCGGCGCGCGTGCGAACAAGAACCAGCCCATGACGGGCTTCGCCACACCCGCATGGCGATTGTGCGTCAGACCCTGAAGCAGCTCAAGGACACGGTGCTCAAGGACGTGCTGAGTTGGCTGGAGGGCATTGCGGAATACAAGGTATCGGACAACACCATCTATATCTCAATAGGTGACGTTCGTTCAGAGTGGTTGTTGATCCCACTCGACACGCCCGAGGACCAGCGGCGTCTGCTGTCAATGCAGCTCACCATGGCTTGGCTTTCAGAGTGCATCGAGATGGATGTAGCGCTTGTCAGCCCGCTGGCCGGTCGTTTAGGCCGTTACCCGTTCCCCTCCATGGGCGGCGCAACTTTCTTTGGCATGATCGCCGACACCAACATGCCATCCGAAGGGAGCCCGTGGCATAAATTCATGGAGCTGGAGACGCCTCCAGATTGGCAGGTTTTCATCCAACCGGGCGGCATGGAAGAGACTGCTGAAAACCTTGAGTGGCTCACACAAACCCCAGAAACTCTAAAACTACCAACTACTTCGACAATAAGACGCAATCAGGGGCGCTCGTACTACGAAAGATTTATTCGCTCAAACTCGGACGACTGGTGCAAGCGTTACGTTCACGCAAAATACGGCGATGACCCCTCGGGGTCCGCAGTGTTCAAGGAAAGTTTCAAGTCCAGTTTTCACGTTGTCGATGGTGTTATGCCTATTGTTGGACACCCACTTATTGTGGGGCAGGATTTTGGGCGAGACCCCTGCAGCGTGATTTGCCAACTCGACCACCGGGGGCGGCTGCTTGTACTTCAAGAAGTAATTGCTGAAGACATTGGGCTGGAAATTCATGTTGAGCGTTCGCTCCGTCCAGCGCTTATGGACCCCAAATTTCTGGGACGCCCCATTGCAATCATTGGCGACCCCGCAGGGCGGCAACGCTCATCTGTCTACGAAGAGACCACTTTTGACGTGATGAAGCGCATGGGGTTCATGGCGTTCCCAGCCCCAACCAACGATCTGGACCCAAGATTAAGGGCCATTGAAGCGTTCTTGCTGGCGCAGCGCGATGGTGGCCCAGCCATTCTGATTGATCGAGAGGGATGCCCCGAAATCATTCGCGCGCTAGGCGGGGGGTATCGCTACGCAAAAACCCGTTCGGGGCAGCGCAAACCCGTACCGGACAAAAACCGCTACTCGCACATCATTGATGCCCTGCAATATGCCGCGCTGGCTGCACACAACGGGATGACAGGAATGATTGCAGGGCGGCTTTACCAACGTCCGCAACGCGAACGTGTTCGAGTGTCAGCAAGAGCTTGGACCTAGCTCATCACTCTGCGGGTTGGCACCACATTGGCCTCGACCCAAGCCTCCACATCCAACTTTCGATAGAAGACCGCTTTGCCAAGTTTCACGAAATCTGGTCCGGTTTTCTGCATCCGCCAGGTTTGCAAGGTCTGCGGCTTCACGTCGAGTAATGATGCAAGCTCGTCTTCGCTGAGCAGGCCAATCATCAGTTTTGAAAAGGGAGTTTGCTCCAGGTTGCTCATTTCCACGCCTCCACGCTTTATTAAACAAGCATAGAAATACGTCGAAACATATTTCTGGTCAAGCAATACATATATTTAGATAGCTTTTACTTAAGTGAAACCTTCAGAAAACTTTTGTAAAACCTTCGATTTTCAGTTTCCACAATTTTTTGACGTTTCATGTGAAACAATTCCCCAATATGGGGAATTAGTTGCTTTATAGGTTACAAATTTATTTTTTATGTTTCATTGTCGAAGCAAACGTCGAGTAATTTATCTAGTGATATTTTGAATATTGTTTCGAATATATTTGGGTATTGTTTGGGTTTATTACGCGTAAATCTTTATCAACGGTGGTCAAATGTTGTTCACATTGCTTTTACTTTTGGCTTCCCTAACATCCAAATTGCAATAAGAACTACAGTTGTAGGGGTCAACTATGGTGGGGTTCGTGAAAGACATAAGAGCGGAAAACCGAGCACGGTTTGGATTGCTGACCGAAGAAGAGTTTGCAGACATGCTTGATATCAAGCCGCACACGCTTGCTGTGTGGCGCGTTGAGGGTAAAGGGCCACACAGCGTACGCTTGGCGAAGTCAGTCTTCTATCGGGAAGAAGACATCCAAGCTTGGATCAAAGAGAACGTGATGTACTCAAAGCGGGTTGATCCCGATGAAGAGCCGCAGGGCTGAGGTTGGTGTAGGTCTTCAAATCTGCCCACGACCTATGCCCGCTGACCATCGAAACTTCTTCAATAGGCCTGCCGCTCTCGAACAGGCGCGACACCCCCTCGTGCCTAAGATCGTGGAAGTGCAGGTCTTCAATCTTCAAATGCTGGCACGCGCGATGGAAGATCCGCTGAATGGTTTTCAGCGCGAAGGGGAAAATTCGTCCAGTGCGATGGTTTGCTGAGGGTTGACGAGTGATCACTTCCACAGGGTTGATCACTTCTCCGTCCAGCACAACCGGCCCACAAAGCAGCGGCACCTCATCGTTGCGATTGCGAGCCCCGCTAGGATCTTTCCTGTCCCTGATCCAAACCGTCCGGGCCACCGGGTCGAAATCCTCCCATACAATTTTTGTGATTTCATTGATCCGCATACAACTGCAGATGGCAAAGAGGAGGATATCTTCCATGGGCACGCGGGGTCCAAATTTTGCCGCCCGGTCCCTTGCAGGATCATTCAAAATTTCACGAAAGTGCATCCTTAGCGCCGCAATTTCCTCAAGGCCTGGGCGGCGTGTTCGTTTGTTCTGGTGAAGCGCGTTTGCCTGCCGGAGCATCTTACGCGCCGTTTTCATATGCCCGACGGCAAGGGTGCAAGCCTCCTCCGCGTCAAGAAAACTCCCCGCATGGGTCAGCACCATAACGATCATATTGACCCGCTTTTTAGCGACCGACCCTGCAAGGTTGCGGTCTTTCAACCGCTCAGCATAAGCGTGGGTGAACGACCCCCGCATCTCGGACAAGCGCACCGGCCCCACTTCCTTGGCAATGAGCCGCAGCAGACGGCGCTTGTCGGTAATTGCTCTGGGTTCTTTTTTACCCTCAGCCGGTGGGCCAATGAGCTTTTCGATGTAGACCTCAGTCAGGTCTTGGTAGGTCACTTTCAGTCCGACGGGGGCGAAGGGGTTTTTATCGAGCTGGGTCTCTTGATCCCGCGCCCACCGTTTGGCCTCCGCGTTGCTCATGAAATATTTGGACTGAGCAGGGAGCCCTTTACGCCTGATCTGCACGCGCCAAGGCTTCAATGGGTTTTTTGTCCTTGTGACCGTCGCCATAGGGTTTCTCCGTGTCTTTCTGCACTTCTACCGCGTTTCCTTGGTGCAATGTTTGGTGCAGTCACAACAGGGATGAACCATATATCAAATCATGTCAAACCTAACCATAACACCATTTACTCTCGTGTAACCTTCAGTTTTTTCAGGGTTTTTAGCTGTAACCCCTGTTTAACATTGAGGAATTTTGGGCCGGATTTTTACCGGGGTGCGGTTCCGCAGGGGGCGCGTACATTTACTAAAAAGCCCCGGATTTCCGGGGCTTTTGTTTGCGCTTGGTGCAAATTTGGCACACTGAGATATTTTAATGTTCCGAAGACCCTGGCGGGGTTTCAACGAACAAATGCACCCATTCAACCGGCAAAGAGAAGAAGCTGGCGATATCTGGGATGGTCATGCCTTTATTCCTAAGCCGTACAAGTTCAGCACGGATGGAAAACGGCAAGTCTGCGATGGTGTTGTAGGTGGGGTTAGTTTCCATGGCGCTTTCGTGGGTGAGGGTTGCGCGAAGGTTACTAAGGTAATTCGAGGGTTTTATGTTTGCAAGGTACCTAACAAAAGAATGGTGGGGTGGGGGGTGGTGCTGTCCAGATACGGGGGCGGGTGGGGTGGGGGTCCGCATCTATCAGAATAAAAATATTTAATGCTGGGGCAGTGCCTGTCCATCTCAGGATAAGACGAAAAATTTTTTTGAAGCTGGATGGTTGGGTCAGCGCGTCGTGAAACGGCGCGATGATGGAAGAAAAATTTTACTCCAAAGGTAAGGCCTCCCCATACCTAGGGTGTAGAATGGAGGTTCAAATGAAACAGCGCAAAACAAAATCTCATGTCGAGCGGATGTTCGAAAAGATTAAATCAAATCAGCGCGCGAATTTAACGGTCGCGCGGCCTTCTGAAACGCGCAAGATTTCCCGATCCCTAGGGGGCGGCGCGGTGGTTCGGCGCAAGATTAAAGACAAGTCGCCAGTCGGTGGGCTGTTCGCTGCAATCGGTCAATAATTTACTGGGGGAAGTAAAATGCTCTTTGCAAGTCTGCCAATCCAACTCGCGCCTGCGCGCACAGCAAAAGAAGCCAATCGTCGGATTGCTCCGGCGTCCGATCCCAAAACAATCGCGCCGCGCAAAGTATATGTCGAGCCGGTCCAAGCCGTCCCACTTTCTCGCATCGCACCGCGAAACCGTCACAAGGTTGTAAATGCAATATTTCTGCAATCAGAATTTATTGGGCCAATCGATCTTCGCATGGTGCGACGGTTTGATGCTGGCAAGGCTGATAATGCAAATTACCTGCACAGTAAAAAAGCGCGGGCGATCCCGCTTGGCGAAGCGCAACGCGAATTGTGCGGTGAGCCGGTGATGCAACGGGTCGGATTGCTGGGCATCGCGCGTCAAATGGCAGAAGGGACGTAAGTCCCTTTTTTCAAAAATCAACCGCGCACTCAGCGCGCCCTCGCCCATGTTTCCGGCAATCTGTAAGGGTAATCTATAATTTAATTCTTTATTCTTTATTCTTTATTTAGGATAGCTCCTACTTTTTTCTCTCCCAAACCCCTGCGATGGTTCTCCCCGTCAAATCATAAAATCATCGCTACCATATTTTATAAACCTCTACATACCAAAATGAAGATTAAAGAATTAAATTTAATTCAACAAAATCAGTTACTTATAAAGGTAAAACCAAGGTAAATTAAAGAATTAAATAAGCAAAACCAACAAAATGAAGAATAAGCCACAAAATTCAACCGGCTCGATTGCGGAAACGCGCGAACCGATGGATCTTTTTGCGCAGAAACTCGGGCTGCGGAAAAGCACCACATTCACCCCGAGGTAATTTGAAAGTTACTGGAGAAAGTAAAATGTCAAATCTCGCCCACAACACTTCTAACTCTGCCGCTCTCGAAATGGATCGCAAAGCCACATTTGCCTATGCCCGTGAATTGGGCCGCGACAAAGCCTATGGTG